AGGTACCGCACTGAGGGAGAAGGATATGTCCACACTTGGACTGGTAGACGCCTACCTTGCGATGATGACCGCACTTATACGCTGGTTAATTACCTTGTGCAGGGCGGAGCAGCCGAGGTGTTTAAGTCCAACCTAGTGAAGTTGGACGCCGCGGACTTGACTGACTACCTTATTGTCCCTGTACACGATGAAATAGTACTTCAGGCTCCCCGCGAGAACGCAGAGGAGATTAAAAGAATAGTAAAGGAATGTATGACTACAACCGAAGGCTGGTCAGTACCCCTAACAGCAGACGTGGATGGTCCCTTAGAAAACTGGGGGTCGAAGTACTAATGAAGATTGGAATTTTGTCAGTAGACCCTGGAAAAGCCAGTGGAGTCGCTTTTATCACTTGGAATGGTGACCACTACGTCAATCCTGTTCTTGAGTGGTCCGATGAAGTTGACGCGGATAATTATGCCGAACGAGTTAGAGATGGTCTAAAGCAGGGAGCCGAGGGTTTTGATGTCTTTGTAGTTGTCTACGAAAGATTTACCATAAATCAACAGACTGTGCGTAATTCTCAAGCCCCCTACTCTTTGGAACAAATTGGAGTTCTTAAGCAGTTATGTCGAGAAGCTGGTTATGACCTAGAAAAATTGAAAGTGCAAGCACCAGTGGATGCTAAGAACATGTTCCCGAACACTGCACTAAAAAAGCTTGAGACATGGCACAGAGGTGGCGAAGGCCACGCGCTTGACGCAATCCGACACGCGCTACTAGCTTTGGCTAGACAAAGTTGGATTCCTAGGGCATTATTAAATAATGAAAAGTAACTAACACAATTCGCTCTTTGAGGGCTTATTATGTGTTAGTATCTATACATAACGACGAAAGAGGTAGCAGTGGCTGTACGGGCGGAATTGGACCCAAACGGGGCCCACATTCTTATAAACGCCGATTGGCGATACAAAGAACTGTGTAAAAGCATTCCAGGCTCTTCTTGGAGCACAAAAGAACAGATTTGGCGTATACCACTTAGCTGGTCAAGCTGTTTAGCTCTACGTTCAACATTTAAGGACAACTTAGAGATTGGCGAAGGCCTTTCGGCTTGGGCCCAGCACACCATAACTACCCGTATAGAGCCTTCAATGGCTCTTAGAGAGCTTGAAGAGCACGAGGGAGACGAAGACCTATTCCCTCACCAAAGAGCTGGTGTGGCCTATTTAGCAACCGCTAGAAGGGCTCTCTTGGCCGATGAACCAGGTCTTGGAAAAACGGCAACATCTATTCGTGCCCTAAAGCGTCTTAGGGAGCAAGGCGAGGATGTTTTTCCCGCCATGATTGTCTGCCCAAACACTTTGAAAAAGAACTGGGAGCGCGAATTCCAGAGATGGTGGCCTGAAGTTACTACTCAGGTTATTAAAGGCTCAGCTGCCCAGCGCAAGAAGCAATTTGATGTTGCTGTTGAGAGCAACATCGATGTGTTCATTATTAACTGGGAGTCCTTACGGTCCCACAGCAGACTTGCACCTTATGGCTCCGTTGCGCTGACGCGTTGCTCAGAGTGCGGGGGCCACGACGAAAATATTAGCGTGACCCGCTGCGAAGTACATATTCGTGAATTAAACAACATCGAATTTAAGGCAGTAGTTGCCGACGAAATTCACCGTTCTAAGGACCCCAAGTCAAAGCAGACTAGAGCACTATGGTCAGCTACGGGAGAAGCGGATATACGCTTTGCAATGACTGGTACTCCTATTGCTAACGACGTTGTGGACCTTTGGCCCATTCTGCACTGGCTAGATGCTCGTGAGTGGCCAAGCAAGACCAAATGGATTGAGCGAATGATTGACACGATGCTCAACGCTTTTGGCGGTATGTTGGTTTTAGGCGTAAAGCCCCACATGCAAGAAGAATTCTACAAAACTTTTAACCCGCACATGCGTCGTATGTTGAAGCAGAAAGTTCTTCCTTGGCTTCCAGAGATTATGAACGAGCGCCGAGATGTAGAAATGTCTACTAAGCAGAAAAAGGCTTACACTCAGATGCGTGACACTATGATTGCCGAGCTCGACGATGAACAGGTCCTAACTGCCGTAAGTGTCCTAGTTCAGACCACTAGGCTCAACCAGTTTGCTAACGCCTACGCTGAGATAACAGTAGACGAGGCAACAGGAGAGACAAAAGCTACTCTGTCAGAGCCTTCTTGTAAAGTTGATGCTGTGATGTCAGACATAAAAGCTAAAGACTTTGGCGAGGACTCCGTAGCAGTATGTGCGGTGTCTCGTCAGCTTATTTACTTGCTAAGTGCTGCCATGACAAAGGCTGGGATTAAGCACGGGATTATCACTGGATGGCAGAACGGAGACGAGCGTCAAAAAGCCATTGACGACTTCCAGAGCGGTCGCACTAAGTGGATTCTTTACACTGCGCAAGCTGGTGGTGTTGGAATCACTTTGACAGCAGCTCGCAGGCTCATCATGCTTCAGCGTCCGTGGTCACCTATTGACCACAAACAGGCGATGGACCGTGTACACAGAATTGGTTCTGAAATCCACGACTCAATTATTATTACTGACTACATAACAGAGAACAGCATTGAAGAGCGAGTCATCCAAGTACTGGAGAAAAAAGCAGATAACTCTGAGCAGGTACTAAGAGATAAAGACCAACTGCTTGCGATGCTTAAGGAAGATAAGGCTAAAAAATGACAACTATGCGAATAAGCAACTCAGAAATTCAGACGTTCAAAGATTGCAAAAGACGCTGGTGGTTTACGTACTACCGCCGTCTAAAGCCAAGAGAAAAAAAGATGACGGGTGCTTTAGCTCTAGGCTCTCGTATCCACGAGGCATTGGACCAGCACTACTCAACGGGAACTCCTCTTATCCAGGCCCACACAAAACTGATTGAAATGGAAAAAGAGACTCTCTTAACGGACTTCCGTGACGTTACCGAACTTGAGAAGGAAGCTGAGTTAGGGCACATTATGCTCGAAGGCTACCTCCAGTGGGTTGAGGAAAATGGAATTGACGCAGAACTTGAAATGATTTCTACAGAAGAAAAAATTACGATGCCGATGTTCAATGGAGAGGTCGAGCTTCAAGGCAAGCTAGACATGCGTGTTCGTCGCAAAATAGACGGTGTTCGGATGTTCCGTGACTTTAAAGCTCAGCCGCTGTCCGAACCTATTGCAACACCTACGGGTTGGACAACAATGGGCGAGCTAAAAATTGGAGACCATGTTCTTGGGCAGGGGTTTTCTCCCACTAAAGTCCTTGGAACATACGACTTGGGCGAAGATGACGTCTATAAAATTACGTTTAACGATGGTACTTGGGTAAGAGCCAGTGGCGACCACCTGTGGACTATCACTCGTGCTGGTAAGTCTATTACAGTAAAAACTACAGAGCTCGTAGCTCATAGGGTCCACTCGGATAGAGTTGAGAGTATTGCTATTGGTTCTGATAAAATTGCTGATGCAGAGCTTCCTATTGCTCCATATCTTTTAGGGTCGTGGCTCTCTGATGGCGGGCGACACCAGGTTCAGTCTCAAACTAAAAGAGTCCCCATTGCGCAAGGCGATGAGATGGTGGCAGAAAGAATTAGAGAGCTTACAGGAATTACGGCATCGGTTAGAACCCCAGTTGAGGGTAGAAACAAGCAAAATCTCTATACTCAGACGATTCCTATCGCGCACGAGCTTAAAGGCCTTGGACTATCAACTCTATACTCAGGGGAGCGCTATATTCCGATTAGCTATCTTCGTGCAAGTTACTCGCAAAGACTAGAACTTTTACGAGGTTTAATGGATGGAGATGGTCTAGTCGGGACACACTCAAACACAGTTCAGTATATTTCAGTCTCTCAGGAGCTAGCTGAAGATGTCGCAGAACTGGCTCGCTCTTTGGGCGCTTGGGTACGGGTAGCTAAAAATATAAAGCCAAACTATTACATTAAGGATGGCTCTAAAATTGAAACAGGTACTTTTTCCTATCGTGCTGTGATTCGAATGGGGGAGAACCCTTTCTCAGGTATTAAAGCTGAAAGGTGGGAGATTAAGCAAGGTATCTCTCGCCAGTCTTATCGACCTAAGCTAGAGAAGTATCGAGCTAAATTCATTAAGTCGGTTGTTCCAGATGGCAAAGAGCTTGTTAGGTGTATTCGCGTTGAAGCAGAAGACTCCCTTTACATCACCAGAGGAACTACTTTAACTCATAATACTGTAGGTGGCTCTCTTAGCGACTTCGCAAACTTGGCCCCAATGAATGAACAGATTATGACGTACATGTTGCTTGAGCAACACCAGAACAAGGGAGAGGACCGCTCAGAAGGAGGACTCTTTACACTTTTAAAGAAGGTCCGTCGCACTACTGCTGCTCGTCCTCCGTTCTATGACCAAGTAGAAGTACGTCACAATGTATTTACTCTTTAAGGTCCTTCTGGGACCGCATCCACGGAACTGTTGCAGACATGATGCGTGTCCGCACTGCTTTAGATGATGGACAAAGTCATGCCTTCCACGCCTATCCAAGCCCTTCTCGGGATTGCAAGTGGAAGTGCCAATTCTTCACCGTATGCACGCTTATGGACGACGGTTCTGCCGCCGAACAGGCGATTGAAGCAATGTACGAAACAGGAGACCCATATGCATACTATGGAGAAACAGACAAAAAAGGAAGTGAGTGACGTATGAGTGAAGTACAGCGGTCTTTGACCGTAATGGTCTACGGTGAATCCAAGGTGGGTAAATCCTCCTTCGCCGTAACTGCTCCTTACCCACGGCTCATGCTTGACGTCGAAGGCGGGCACAGATTCTTGCCTATCGTCACCAAGTATTGGGACCCGATGAGCGAGGAACCACCAGTAGCTGACGGAACCTGGGACACAGTTGTTGTCACAGTCCGTGACTACGATGTTGTCTTGAAGGCATTCCAATGGCTTCAAAGTGGCAAGCACCAGTTCAAGTCCTTGATTATTGACTCCATCTCGGAGCTTCAGGTCAAGTGCATTGACAACATTGCAGGTAGCGAGCAGATGAAGATGCAGCAGTGGGGCGAACTACTTCGCCACATGGGCGGGCTTCTTCGTGACCTTCGCGACTTGACAATGCATGCTACAAATCCCCTTGAGGCAGTTGTACTAACGGCTATGTCTCAAGTCACACAGGACGGACGTCACCGTCCGTATCTGCAGGGGCAACTTAAAATCATGGCACCGTATTTTTACGATATCCTCGGTGCCTTGGCTATTGAGGAGCTCCCTAATCAAGACCCGATGGGTGCTCCGCATAAAGTTCGTAGGCTTTACGTCGAACGAACCAAGGACTACGAAGCAGGTGAGCGTGTTCAGGGTCGATTGGGCACAATCGTTGAGCAGCACAACCTAAGCATTGAAATGATGCTTGACACAATCTTCGGACCTAAACAGGCCGAAAATACAAATAACACTAAGAAAAATAAGGAAGAGGTTACAAAATGAGTTCACTTAATTGGGGAGAACTAATCAAGGATGCTGCTGAATCAGGGTCTACCAACTATGAATCACTACCAGATGGCGACTACGAGCTAAAGGTAGTCGAGTCTGAGGCAAAGACGTCCCAGTCTGGGAAAACTATGTTCGCAATCAAGTGCCAGGTTCAGGGCGGGGCAAACGCCAATCGTCTCGTTTGGGATAACTTGGTTATCTCGCCCGACAACGCGACAGCTTTAGGAATCTTTTTCCGCAAGATGTCTGCACTTGGTCTAGACAAGGAAGGTTTCTTTGACCGCGAACCAAGCGCTTCTCAGATTGAGCAGGCTTTGATTGGTCGTGGATTCCGTGGACAGATTGGTTCACGTGTCTACAACGGCCAGAAGCGCAATGAGATAAAGAACTATTACGTCTCTTCAACTGACTCTGCTGCTCCTTCACAAGCAGCGCCAGCCCCTGCTGCTGCTGCACCAGCTCCAGCGCCAGCGCCAGCCCCTGCTGTTGCTGCTTCTGCGCCTTCAGCACCGTTCTAGGAACTAGCTTTACTAACCCAGATTGCCGCTCAGAACCTTGGGCGGCAGTCTGGGTCACCCAGTACCCTTTAGGAAAGTAGCACAATGAAAGTTTTAATCACAGGCTCTACTGCTCAGCAAAGTTCTTTAAAAACTGCTCTAAGGTTTACCACCTTTGCGGCGCTAATGTATAAGTCCCTTACGGACTCTGGCGCTTCTGTGGACTTTATGGAGCCCTCATCTAAAATGAGTAAGGAAGAGTTGTCTTCTTACGACGCTGTCTTGGTGGGTATTGCCCCTCCGACAAGCCTCTCTGCGAACAAGATTTACCCAGCGTTTGCGATTGCAAACAAAGCCAGAGAGCTTGGCAACTTAATAGTTTTTATTGACGCACCTGAGCCTTACAAATTACAAGCATCAATCAAGTCTTGCTACTTAAATGTTTCGGACTTGAAAAAAGATTTCTACAGCCGTCGCAATAACTATGACGAGTTGTTGACCGATTCAGAGTTCTCAGCCGATGTCTACAGCTTTATTAAGTACCTATACACTCAGCAGTGGCCCACAACAATTTTTTCATCCCTACCTTGGTCCGATGAGCAGGCTTTAGCATCAGCTATTCCAAACATTGACGGGTCTAAGCTCTTTGGGGTAAATCTGGACTACCAAATCCTAAAGGAGAGCCCAGCCATTGAGTCCTTAAACGGTGAGCAAACTTTTTGGACCTGCGATGCACCGAAGACTAAATGGGCCACCTCGATTGAAAAGACTCTCCGTCATCCGATGACTCCTGTGCGCCACAGTAGGTGGGAGCACAGGGATGAGATTACAAATCGTATGTCTGAGTCTGTCGGCACACTAATCTCCACCTACCGCTCCTCAGAGCCTTGGTGGACCCCATTCCTGGCTGAGTCATTGGCGCTCAGTAAGCCCGTAGTTACAGACTGGAGATTTAGCTCTCAGTTGGGGGCTCATTGGAGTCACTTGGCTAGCACTGTTGAAGAAATGTCTGCCTTAGAAAGGGCAGAGCTTGCTGATTCTCAAAAGAGCGTGTACCTTGACGCAACATCAGCTAGTAGCCAGACAAAAATTGCTGAAGCCATTCAAACAGTGGCATTAGAGATAAGTTTGTCTAAGAAGTAACTAATTACTAACCTATAAACGAAAGGAGTCCCTAATGGGACTAGATATAAATTGGGTAAAAACCCAACTGCAAGCCGCTAAAGTTCGTAAACCAGTCGGAGACGCCACAATGAAGTTGATTGAGTTTCTTGATTCAATTGAGCTGCCCGATGAGCACAGGGAGAAAACTGTTGAAATGTTTTCTAAGTTAGCCTTGGGCCACGTTTTCACTAAAGACAAAAAGAATGAACTGTGGGCTCAAGCGCGTTCTGGAGACATCAAAGTCACAGACCAAGTTCGTGTACGTTCGGACGCTTTCTCGGGAGAGACGGGGACCCTACATAACGGACGTAGAGGCGTAGTTGTTGGAGTTCGCTATGGAGACATTATTGTGAACAGTACCGACGATAAAACTCCTCTTCTAGAGGGAGCGCACTATCCCCCTCAGCTGCTTGAGAAGTTGGTAGTTAGCATTGACTAGCACTACATTCAAGTTTGAGGTATCGGGAGATTCTTATGACGGCCTTAAAATCAAAGCAGACTCTTTAATAGCTAACTTTCTTAGAGATGAAGATGAGCCTGATTTCGAAGATGAAGAATATTTGACTAGCTACAGCGTAAACTATGAAATGGTTGTAAGCGAAAATCAGGATATGTCAAACGACAGCAACTACACAGCAGAAGTGACGGCAAGGATAAAACATGGAAGAGACTAACAAAGACTCGGTGGATGTCTCACCGAGAGTGGAAGCACTTCGTGAAGCAGCTAAAATTATTTCAGGAGACCGCGATAAGCAGTATGGTGGCCCAGAAGAAAACTTCTCAAATATTGCCAAAGTATGGTCGGTTATTTTCAAAAGAGAATTTACAACCGAAGATGTGGCTATGGCTATGGTTGGTGTGAAAGTAGCTCGCTATGCTGCTAATTCTGGCTTCCAGCCTGATACTTGGATTGACATTGCAGGGTACGCAGGGTGCGGCTACGAAGTAGGAAAAGTGCTTCACGAACAATCAGACAACTAGCAATCCAACTATAAAAACAGAAAGATATATGTCAACTCTTAGAGAACCTTGGGACTACGAAGACCCAGCCTGCGCGGAGGTAGGGACAGCCCTGTTTTATGCTCCTGACCCAGAAGACATGTTTAAAGGCGCTAGATGGGAAGACCCCTATGTATACGCGAAGAAAGTCTGCGGAACTTGCGTACACAAGTTGGAGTGCGCTGAGTGGGGCATGGAAAACGAAGAGCACGGAGTATGGGGTGGTTTATCTCCCAGAGACCGAAAAAGACTTCGCGCTGGGAACCCCATAAAAATGACTAGGAAGTCATTACCCTTCAGCGTAAAGCGGTAGAATGTATGTATGAGTTCAAACCGCGCAGAGATACCTCTCCCAACCTGTGAAAAGTGTTGGCTAAAAACTCATGCCCACTGGGAGCCCGAGAGCGTTGATGAGTCTGGGAACATTCTTATGCGCCTCAAGGGCGTTGACGTCCCAGTCAAGCACAACACTGGTTCCGTAGAGACTTGCCACCTATGTGGAGAAATTACTGTCTCTGGAATCTACTCACTGGATACTGAAGATAAAAAAGTTTTTAGAAACAGTGTTAAAAAAAGTTTTGAACTAATCGAAGAACCTGGCAGAGAAGAAGACTATCTGTGAAAGATATCAGGCGCGGTGAGCACCTCTGGTTCCAGTGGAGCGGAAGTGACTACTTTTCTGAGAATGACTCGGAGCTAATATTTTGCACAATTGGGCACATAGACATGGACAACGAGATTGTTCGTAGAGCTTTGGCTTCTGTGCTCCAACGTGACGGAGTTGTTGACTCCTTGGGTGATGGGTTTAGATTTCTAGAAGACCGCGATATTCATGCTGGCTGGGCTGGAATTCTCCCAGAAGAAAATGAATACACGTGTTGTGACGAAGATGGTGAGACACAATACGGAGATTCTATAGAAAAACCTGAAGAATTTACTTGGATAGAGTTTTAGTTTTTTAGTATTTAGTGTAAGGTTTCTTAGGAATTCTAAGGTAGTATAGTAGCCGTGTGGACTCCAGCGGATAATCTTAAGTGGCAGGCTCAGGCTCTTTGCGCTCAACCCGAGAACATCGGCTCGATTGATTGGTTTTTTTCTAAAGAGCCAAAAGAAAAATACGATGCAAAAAATTTATGTTTTAGCTGCCCTGTAAGAAAACAGTGCTTGCAGTGGGCACTTGAGCACAGACAAATCTGGGGCATTTGGGGCGGCAAGGACGAAGTAGAAATGCGTAGGGCGCTCTCAGTTTCTTATAAAGGGGAAGAAGCTCGCAGGAGGCGTTACCCTAACTGCCCATACTGCTCAGCTAGGCCCTCAAAGCTTATCACGGAGTCAGTAGAACTTCCAGGTGGCGGACGATGGACGACTGCCAGATTAGTAATCTGCACCGTATGTGAATTTTCGTGGAAGAGCAGAACCAGCGTTAACGCAGTTCTGGCTTACCAACAAGAAAAAGCAGAAAAAGCCCTAAAGCGTCAAAGAGAAAAAGACAAGAAAGCTGCTAAAAAAGCAAAAGCTATGCTTTCTAGTTCGTAGCTAAGGCTGCCTGACACACTAGTAAGTTTTTCTGAAGCCTTGCATCAGAAGGTTCAATCTCTACAGCACTATTAGCGTACTGCACAGCATCACTAAACTGGCCTAGCCAATACGATGAGATAGCTGCGTAGTCATACGGAGCAAAACCCCAAGCCTCAGCCTCGCAGAGATACTCTAGAGGCTTCTCTTTGATAGCTAGAGCCGACTCTGAGACCTCTAGACACTTCTCCCAGTCCTGACGCTCGTAATACAACCTTGCGAGGTCTACGTACGGCTCACGGCGTCCTGGAGCCTGCTCTATGGCCTTGCGGAACCAAATCTCGGCTTCTGCAGGTATGGATTTACCGATAAACCGCATTGAAGCGGCTCGCTCTGGTGCCCAACCTGCTGTAGGTAACGCTAGGTGACGTTTTAGCTCTTCCGCGGCTTCTAGGTAGCGGCCGTAGAAGTAAAGCTCACGGCCATAGTAAAAAGCGTTGCGGTCATTGTGCGGGTCTTCTGTTACAGACATTGAGAGAAGCGGCAAGTACTGAGCGCGACTCTTAGTTGGGTCTGGGTGGTGGTGCGTCTCAATCCCGCCTAGCCATTCCTGCTTCTCTTCAATTCCGTAAGAGTAAAGGCACTCGTGGACAGGGTGACGCCAGCGGAATCCCTTACGACCGTGGATGTGGTCATAGCTAAACTCAAGACCTGGAGTTCCGTCTTCGTTCCAAGACCAAATGTGCTTATAACGAGGTCGAGTTACACCGCGCTCCCAAGCATCTGAAAGAATTTTGTCCCAGCCAGGAGTAATTACTTCGTCCATGTCTAGAGAAACACACATGTCAATATCTTCTGGAAGTGCGGCTAACGCAGCGTTGCGTGCATCATCAAATCTCCAAGGCGTGACTTTAATCTCAATAACGTTGATGCCAAGCTCACGGGCGCGTTGTACCGTGCCATCAGTAGAGCCAGTGTCTGCAATTAGAAGGTAGTCAGCGTCTTTCGCTGATTCGTACCACTTGTCCACGAAGTCACGTTCGTTAAGGGCGATTGTATAAATTGCTGATTTCATTTAAATCTCTTTTCCACTGTATAAAGTTACCGCATCTTTAAGAACAGTAGAGCGTCGGCTCACGTGTCCTCCGTCTGAGTCAAGTTTTATTTTTGCAGATTCTTCATCTTCAGCAAAAACTTGAATAACCATAGTTACTTCATAGCTATAGCATGTTGTCTGTTTAGTCTCTTCTTTTTCTGTCATTTCTTTATCTCCAATACTAACTAGTACCTATCCTAGCTTCTTTACCCAGAGTTGATATCCTCTGTGAATTAGCGTAACTCTTTTTCTATAAATCTGCATGAAAGCGTCAATCGCCATTTGAGGGCGGTCAGCCAAATCATCGGCCCCAGACCAGCTGTAGTCGTCAAAGGCGAGGATACCGCCCACCTTCAGGCATTCGTACGCAGCGGTAGCGTCTTTCATAACTCCGTAGGCTGTGTGGTCACCGTCAACATAGATAAAGTCATACAGTTCGCGATTGTTTTTAAAGAAAGAGTCGCTCGTACCTTTGTACTTTAAAATTTTTCTTTGATTGCGCCCAGCTAGGGTCTTTGCGTCATAGACAGTCTCAACTGTTACCCAGTTCATTTGGTGATGTACTTTTTCGTCTGAGCCTTCCCAGGTGTCAACGTCAACAAGAACAGAGTCTGTACCTTTTAGGAGATTCTCGTAGAGCCAAATACTGGCGTCTCCCGTGTAAGAACCTATCTGAAGGAATCTCGCTGAGCGACCTTTAAACTCAGGGTAGACGTAATCCACAAAGTTTGGTTGCCCGTCGTTCGCAAACCAGTTGGGTAGATTGCTCATACCTTGAGCCTACTACAAATAGGTAGCTAGGTTAAGGAGTTGTGTCACCTGCTGTTGTGCCACCTTCTGTTGTGCCACCTTCACCAATAATGTTGATAGTGCCAACCATAGCTAAATGGTTTTGGCACTGGTAGTACAGAGTACTAGGGGCCCCAGCATCTATCGTAAACTGAACCCCGCCCATGTCTTCACCGTTGTTTGTAACGCCAGTGTTGTACACATTTGCTGAAGAGTACCCCGACCCAGTGGTCTGAATCCAAAATGGGTGTCCAGAAGCGTTTACAGTAAAGAAGTAAGTTTTACCGCGAACTAAAGTCAATGTGGGGTTTTCGCTGCCGTCTATAACGTAGGCAGATGACCCGTTGTTAGTTACCTGAAAGTTTTGAACAACTGTTGGTCCAGCCACAGTTGAGGCTGCTCCCGTTGCACCTGTAGGACCTGTAGCGCCTAAGAACTGTCCACCATTGGTCCACTCTAGGTTCAGGTTTGACCAAAAGTAAATGTCTTGCCCTACTATGTAAGCATCTCCAGTGTTTCCAATATCGTTATCAAGAAGAAGAGCTTCTTCTGTGTCATAAGCTCCTAAAACGCTAACCCCTGAGCCCTCTGGACCAACAGCGCCAGTCGGTCCTATACTTCCTGAAATACCCGAGGGGCCCGTAGGTCCAATAGGCGCAGCGGTAGCTATAGTGTTGAACGCGGAGCCGTTAAAGACTTTTATAAGCTCGTCGTCATCGCTGTCAATCCAGATGTCTCCTACAGAAGGGAATCCAGGTTGGTTGGGCTGATACAGAACGTTAGTTCTTCCAGCTTGCTCGTAGGCAGCGGTAACATTGAAGTTTATGTCAGCTGTGTCAGCAGAGATGTAAATCTTGTCGCCAACAGTAAGGGCAACCCTAAAAGTCTCAAAAGACTGGCCAACGCCAATCTCTAGGTCTTTAACAATGTGACTCCAAGAGAAAAAACTTCCAGGAGTATCAAAAGGCTCTACTGCTATGGTAACTAACGCAGGGATTGCGCCTTTG